ACAAACACTTGTTGATGATAAAAGGTGGGTACTCTTTAATGATATGGGGGTTTTCTTTAATAAGGTTTTCCTTATTAAAGTTTATAGAGTTGAGCCAATCTTTAAGTTCTGCCATTACCAATCAGGATAATAATCAATGTTTCCAGTATACTCGTAAATCAGACTCCATCCAAATTCATACGTACTACCCTGTTCATCTTGAAGATAAAAGGGGATAGTAGGATATCTTCTTTTGGCTGTATGGAACTGACTGACAACAGCACAGTCGTCATCAATACGTCTCTCTTTCTCAAGTTGTTCTTCGTTCATCATAGGATCAATTTTGAACTTGGGGTTTTGATTGGAGAGAACATCTCTTCATATTTTTCAACTAGTTCATCGTTTACATTGGTCATGTAAACAATCCAATTTTTATCAATCTCCAGTTCCTTCTCAGTTCGTTTCTGAAGTGGAGCATAAGGGGCAAAACCAAGTTGTCCATCACCTTGATTGAATGCAACAATTGGATTCATAACGACGATACTTAGGTCATTATCTTCAAGGACCTCTGCAACTACATCTTCACCAGAAGACATACGAAATACTTTAACGTTCATAAGTTTGTTCAATAATTGTGTTGTGATAATACAAGTTGATAACCATACCTCCCATAACCAACCAATAGATTGTTATAAGAGCCATACCAACTTTAGTGGGTATTGATGTCATTTGAACTGACACTCAACCATGATCTCTGTAAGACAGGCCAACATATTTATTTCTTGGTCCGCGACAAATCCACTCTGATACTGATACTTAGCAATAATGAGAACAGCAGCAGCAATCCCAGAACCTTCCAAGTGTGTATATACAGCATCGTAAATACTACGAATAAGTACACTAGGATCATTGTCCAGATTATCAACGACCCACTTTCTGACTTTAGAGAAGTCTTTAGCCTTGAGACTCTGGAATAAATTGTCGGTTTTGACATTAGAGAATGCAGCTAGAATACCTGTGTCAATCTTACCACTGACAGAGTATCTCTGTAGTTCATTTAGAACCCTCCTCCAATCAGGGAAGTGTTTCTGGATGAGTTCAACAAGTACCTTCGGATCATATTCCACAGACTCCTTCTCAAGTATAGTCCTGAGACGGTTGAAAAACTTGGCTGCAAGTTCCTGTCTTTCTTTTCCCTTAATGGCAAAGTCGATGACTGCACATCGGGAATGGAGGGGAGCAATGATCTTATTTTTGTAGTTGCAGGTGAAGATGAATCTGCAATTACCAATGAACTCCTCAGTAAACGCCCGTAGGCAGAGTTGTACATCTGGGGTTGTGTTGTCAGCTTCGTCAATGATGATGACTTTGTGTTTAGCATCTGACGAAAGTGAGACGGTCGAGGCGAAATTCTTCGCATTGTTTCTGACAGTATCAAGGAATCGTCCCTCATCGGATCCATTGATGACATAATAGTCTACTCCTAGTTCAGTACAAAGGGCTTTAGCAACAGTTGTTTTACCACATCCAGGTGGTCCAGATAAAAGTAGATTAGGGACTTCACCCTTCTCTACAAATTGTTTGAATGTATTCTTGATCCCATCAGGGAGAATACAATCTTCAATTGTTTGTGGTCGATAAGATTCGACCCAGACAAATTCATTACGACTCATAATTCTTTTTTTCTTGTTCCTTTAACCACTCTTGAAACTTTCTCTTGCCCTCTACTACCTTTTTCCAAGGAGCATAGAGGGGACCATCATAATCCCGTTTCTTATCCAAAGGTAGAACCCTGGCACTCTGCCATAGATCCGAAGAAGTCACGAAGATATTCCTCACTAAAAAATTGCATCAGGTATTGTACACCCCAATTTAGTGTACCTTCAGGAAAAATGTCAACTTCCTTTTCCAAGAGTTTCAATGCCATCACAATCCTTTCCATTCCACATACTTGTGCAGTGGCCTCAGAAATTTTCATAAACTCAGCATAGTCTTCATTACTACCTTTTTTGACACCATTGATATAAAACTCTCTTGCTTGACGCATGAGGTCTTCACTTTCTGGTAAAAAGGTAATAGTCTCTTCTCTAAGAGGTATTGCCATGTTTTTGATACATGACATACTAAACTTCATTACTTCCCTGGTTTGTTCAATTGGTAATGCATAGTCTTCACCGTCACGATATGCATATTGGATTATTCCATTAGTACACTCCATGACACGAAGAACTGCGATCTTATCTAGTTCATCACTAGGAAGATTACTGTATAGTTGTTTCCAGTCTTTCATATTTTAGATACGTCTTGGACCACCACAAATAGAGGCAGAGGGAATCTGAGCTTGTGCAATCTTCTTTGCATCATGCTGATGACGAGCCTCAACCACCATTTTGTGATATTTAGTTCCCGTTGTAGGGATTCTGTAAGTTACTTCCCATTTAGTCATATCAACCTCCGAATGAAGAATCTGGTTCAAGTGCGATGTAATACTGTACATCAATGTTCTGATTACTAAATCTTGATAGTAATTTAGAAGATACAACTACATTATAGTTACCAGGAATAATCTTCAGGTTCTCCTCTTTGAAGTTGAAGACAAACTCTGTATCAGTCTCCCCAACAATGATAGAGAAACTATTAGAGGTATCATTCTTCTTGTCACGAGCAACAAGTTTGATTACACCATTCTCACCAATGGCAGAAATGTCTGACAGTTGATAAACTGATGCAGCCTTCTTGAGTTTCTCAAGTTGTTGACTGGTCAATTCAAAACACACATCCTCAGAAGGAAGAGTAATCTCTTTCTCAGGTGGTGCTACAATCACAGAAGGGTCTGCAAAGAAATACTTTGAACGTGACTTACCTTCTTTGATTACAACATACTGGTCCTTTTCAAAATCAAGGTCAGGAGAAGAGTGAAGAGACAGACCATTCAAGAATTGGTTCAGGTCATAGATACCAAAGTCTTTGGGGAATTCTTCAGAAACATTAGCTTCAACCAGGATGTTCTTCATCACTGAGATTGAACGCAACTTACTACCTTGCTTGAACAAGATAGATTGGTTGATAGAGGAGAAGTTCTTGAGAAGACCAACAGTAGATTCAGATAGTTTCATAATTAAAATGTTTCGTAGTTGCTTGGGGGTTCAGAGTTTTTGTCATGGAAGAACATTAGAAGAACAGCATAGTGCATAATCTTCATAATGTCACGTTTTGGAGTTCCCTTCTTATCATAACGGGAAGTATACTTGAGAATGTTATCTCGGGCAAATGCTTCACCATCACCATGAGAAGCCTCAATGAAATCCAGTGTTTGGATGTTCTGGTCATTGGCGGCATAGTGTTGACCATAGGTTCCTCTAATATACTGAAGAAGGTCTTTTACAATCTCCTCTTCATTATACTTCCATGGTCTAGTCATACCTAGATTTAGGTCAATTTTATCTGGTTCAGTCAATTCAATTCTATCCTCATTAGAACGAAGAGGAGTCCATTCATACCCCTCTTCTGGTAAAGAATTCATGTGATCATATAATAAACTCCATGAGTTCATTCTATCAACTCTCTACACTTTTGTCAAGATTGAGAACTTCAACAGAGTCCATAGTAAAGTCAACATCTACTTTGTCATAAAGTTCTAAGAAAGAAGACTTGGTTTCTTCATCAAACCTATTGATACAGACCTGAATTGCTTTAGACTTATCATTGAAGATGCTGTATGCACGAATGATGTGCACCAAACGACGAGTTGAGATAACATCTTCAATACCACCATCATAAAACGTCTTACGAATGATGTCAGCCCAGTCACAAAGATGCTTACAGAACTGTCGGTCTTCGATACTAAGGTCTAAAGCAATACCTTCTAGAATTTTTTGTTCGGTCTTGACTGTTGGATACTCTTGTTCAAGAGTAATACAGAAACGTTCTAGAAATGCCTCATTGAGAACGTTAGTTCCAATAAACCTACCGTCATCGCTGCCTTTACCTTTAGTATTTGCAGTTGCAATAACATTGAATCCCTCCTTGGGTTGTACAAACTTACCAGTCTTCTTCAAGAAAACACCTTTACCTTCAAGAATAGATTGAAGACATAGGATTTTATTAGATGCCAGGTCAACTTCATCTAGAAGCAACACTGCTCCACGTTCCAAAGCCTCGATGACTGGACCGTTATGCCAAACAGTTTCACCATTAACCAAACGGAAGCCACCAATAAGGTCATCCTCATCAGTCTCGATAGTAATGTTGACACGGATTAGTTCTCTCTTGAGTTGTGCACAAGCCTGTTCAACCAAGAACGTTTTGCCATTACCAGAAAGACCCGTAATAAACGATGGGTAAAATAGACGGGACTGAATAATCTTCTTGATGTCTGCAAAATTACCAAACTTGACGAAGGTATCATCTTTTACAGGGATGAGATTTTGTTCAATCGCCGGGAGTGCTGGAGGAGCTTGATAGTCTTGTTCCAACTTCTCTTGAATGGTTAGGTTCCACTTACCGCGACCAACTTTATATGCGTCTAGTTTTTTAGTTACCGTTCCATAAGTGGTGTCATTCATCGCACACCATGCACGAACATCAGCGGTTACAACCTCTGAGCCATACAGGTTAGTGAGAGAAGAAATGATGTACTCAATTGACAGTGCCATGTGTGTTGTGTGTTTCAATATAGCTAATATAGGACAAAACCACCCTGTTTGGGGGTGGTAGTGGACAGTTCTCAAACTGGTCAGGAGATGAGGTTAACGAACTGACTAAGTACTTTTCTATTTAGAGACTTAGCCTTGAGATTTTTTGCAAATGCAGATTTGATTTTTGATTTAGATGCTCCCTCATCAACATCAAACTCAGTGTCATTATTCAGACCAACATCTAACATAGCAAAGTAAGAAGTATAACCAGAGTTTTTAATCTCATAAGACTTTTCTTTACGAATAACTTTCATAAGTTCATCACTAACATCCATATACCGACGTAAGAACGGTTTGAATTCGTAATTAGATGTAATACGAATACCGATAAGGTTTACCTCAGGAAAACTTTCTTTCAAATCTTTTAGTAGAAGTTCAGTAAATTCGTAATATTCATGGGGAACTTTGTAAGTGTATCCAGTTTTACGATTACGAATATAGTCAGAGGCGGTCATTCTATTGATACCCAATTTACCACCCAGATACTCACATGTTTTGAACACAGGTAAGTGATTAGCTTCTCCATCAGTCAAGATAACTGTATTGACTTTTTGAACACCTGTCTTCAATTTAAAATTAGGAATGAGTTTATGAAGACATACTAGCGCTTCATTCAAAGGAGTGCCAGATAGTGAGAAGTTTACTGGAGGTTCGAATCCAACATTGTATACAAATGAGTATGCAATTCGATATAAAGACAACATCTGTTTATCAAGTTCTGCCTTTCTTGTATCACTAGTTAAGAAGTGAAGGAGATTAAAGTCAGGAGAAACTACTAACATATTATCTCTTACATCTTGATATTCAATATCATCAATTGGATGAGTTGGTTTATAAGATTTTTTGTCGTTTCGGTCTTTGATGTAGTTGTTGGTAAATGCATATACATCAAATGGGATATTCACTTTCTTACAGAACCAAATCAAATTGAAGAGTTGTTTCAATGTAGACAACATTGTATTAGCCATAGAACCTGACCAGTCAAGAATAAAGATAAGACCATGATTCTTACCGTCAGGTAGTACATTTATCTTCTTGAACAAATCTTCATTGTATTTGTAGGTATGAAGTTTGGTACAATCTAATACACCAGTCTTTGATGTAAGTGAACGAGAATATGCATCTGCAGACTTCTTACATTCAAACTCTTTTACAAGATAGTTGACTTCTTTTTGAGTAGATAATTTAAATTTATTGTACTGAGTATCAACATAAGTAAAATCTGTTGCTCGTATTGTACGATATTTTTTAGAGTACTCACACCAGTAAGGTTCATCAGTAGAAAGTTTTTCCCAGTGTGCCTTTATCTCTTTGTGACATTCGGTATTTGAGATAATAAGTTGTTCTACATCAATTTCAGGAACCTCATAGTATTCAGGGTTTCTAAATTGGTCAGATAAACCATTGAGTTCTTGAGTACCTTCATTAAATGCTTCATCTGTCTGAACTTTAGGTTCCTCAGTAATACTATTTTCACTAGAACCTTCTGTAGAACCCTCTGTAGAACCTGTACTCTCTGGAGTTTTAGTACCAGATTTTTCTTTTTCCTCTGATTCACCATCTATTGAACCCTCTTTGTTTTGAGGCATGGGAACATTAGTCTCCTCTTTTTCTTTTTCTGCCTCACTAAGACAATACTTATAAAGAACTTCTGCGGCAAGAACTGCATCACTAAAAGTTTCTGTTTTACCTACAATGTCTAAAATATCTTTCTCTTCATCATCAATAGGTACATCAATGAAGTTACCAATCTTATAGTAAAGATTGATACGGTCAGCAAGATTCATACTTTGAACATCTTGTTCTTCAATTCCAAAGAAATCTTGGTCAGATAGTTCTTTATAACCTTTGTAGAAACTCTTTGCCAGACCAGGATATCGACGTTTCATTAGTTTCTCAATACGAGCATCCTCAGTTACATTTACAAACTGTTTAGGAACTCTATCTTCCCAACTCCAATCGTTAGGAGTATAAAGAGCATGACCCACTTCATGTCCTACCAACATATCATAGACACTCTCACTAGCAAGTTTCCACATAGGAAGAGTTAGAATTCTGGTTTCAACATTGAACTGTGCAGTCTCAACATCACGGTTCTCAACTAAAAGGTCTTCAGTTGCAAGAAGTTTGGCAAGTTGTGATTTGATTTCGTAGTTGACCATAGTCATTTCGTTTCCGATAGACATAGTATATAGCAAAACCCACCCGAATTACGGATGGGTCAGACAGTTCTATTATTGGCACATAGACCAATCCCCTCCACTTATTAGGTGAAGGGGACTTTGGTTTGATGCTCCTTGGTTATTGTTTAGATTTATTCAGTAAGAATGTGTCTACAAAACCTCCTTGCAGTATGGTCGATAATTTCACAGTCAGAGATACATTGAAAGTATTCTGAAATTTGATCGTATTTTTCCTCGCTAGTGTTTTTCTGATCCCATTTCCATGATGCTAGTTCATTCCGTGATAAAAGGTCTTTCATAATAATCTCCATACCACTGAATTATATAGTCTACTTTGTGTTACTTTACTAACATTTGTATATTTGTAATCTAACTATACCTTCCTTGAAAATCCTTTAAACTTCTCAAATCGAATGACTTGATCGAACTTATCTTCAATACCATCCTTATGAGAAATAACAAACACATTTGTATTTGGTTGTCGGTATCTAATAATTTTCATAAAGTCATCAGAACCACTTCCATCTAGACTACTATCACAAACCTCATCTAGAATCATCAAGTTAGTATTGACAGAGTTTTTGACCCTAGATATTTCTCTCCAGGTAAAAAGTAGAGACAAGTCGATTCTCATCTTCTCACCTTCACTGAAGGATGCATAGGAGAAGTCCTCATGAATCGGAGATTCAATAGTCTCGTTGAATTCTTCATCAAGTTTAAAGTTGATGTAGAAGTCCATCATCTGGAGGTAATTGTTTACCTGTTGATTGATGAGTGGAAGATACTTCTTAATAATTTTTGCCTTGACTCCACCGTCTTTAAGAAGACTGTATACGAAATCATGGTAGGAAATATTCTCTTTCCTTTTACTAAGTTCATCATAAGTCTCGTCAAGTGTACTTCTTAGATTTTCTAACTTCTCATGTTCAATATTTCTGTTCTGGATCTGACTGGTAACAGTTTGAATTTCTGATTCGAGACCTCTAACTTGTTTTTGTAAACTAGAGATCTGTACATTGAAAGAAGAAATGCCATTAAGTACTTTTGTTGTTTCTTTGGTAAGTTGATTGAATTGTGATTCCCTCAACTCTTCGTCTTTAATTGCCTCTTGGAGTTGTTCATACCCCTCACGCAACTCTTCTGCTTTACTTTGGGAATCACTAATTCTATTTACACGAAAAGACTCTTGTATATCTTGGTCACAGGTGGGACAGACCGTATTCTCGGTAAAAAATTTATGTTCTTTTACAATAGTTTGTATTCGTTGTGACAGTTTACCTTTCACACTACCAAACTCACGAAGTCTTTGTTGAACTCCTTCAAATTTTTCTAAAGATTTATTAAGTTCTGCAAGTCTATCTTCTTCAGTCAAACTCTTTTTAAAGAGACTTTCAATCTCTAGATTGATAGAACCAATTCTATTAGTTTTTGTAGTGATATCGTCCTTACTTTGGCTCTCAAGTTTCTCAATAAAGTCTTTTTGCATATCCAATTTATCTTGAATAGATTCTTTCTTTAGATGTAGAGTCTTTGTCTCTTCACGAATAATACGAAT